GGTGATTTCGTAAATGTACCTTTTTTCTCCGCTAACCTAAGTGGCGATTTTGAGGTTCTTTCAGATTCATCTTCATTAACACCCGGAAAGATTTCTACTGACAAACAAGTCGGAGTTATCTTACATAGAGGTCGTGCATTTGAATCTAGAGACTTGGCTGCATTAGCAGCAGGGTCTGATCCAATGGCAGCAATCGGTCAGAAGATCGGTGCTTACATTGCAAACCAAAGACAAAAAGATTTACTTGCTTGTCTTGATGGGGTATTCGGTTCAATCAATGCTAACGATAGCAACTCTGCTTTCTTTGGTTTAACAATTGATTCTGAATCAGGTGATACACCGACTGGTTTATCTCCAAAACACGTTGCTAAAGCTAGATCAATTCTTGGAGATCAAGGTGACAAGCTAACAGCAGTCTGTATGCACAGCAAAGTTTACTATGATCTCGTTGAGAGAAAAATGGTTGACTATGTTCTTGCTTCAGATGGTAATGGTGGTTCTGCAACTGCTTCTGGTGGAACAATTGCTCCTGCATATGCTGGTGGCAATGATACAGTTCCAACATACTGTGGTTTAAGAGTTATTGTTTCTGATGATGTTTCAACTACTGGTAGTGGTTCATCAACTGAATACAGTACATACTTCTTTACTGCTGGTGCTGTAGCTAGTGGAGAGCAAGCTGGTCTTACAACTGAAACAGACAGAGATATTCTGGCTAAATCAGATGCAATGGCAATTGACTTGCATTACACATATCACCCTGTTGGTTCTAAGTGGGCTGTTACTACAACAAACCCAAACAGAACACAACTTGCAACCGTAGCTAACTGGTCGAAAGTCTACGAGACAAAGAACATTGGTATCGTTAGAGCAACTAACGTATCAACTCAAGACTAGAGGTAATTAATTATGCCAAGTTTATTTGAAGTTACTGCTGGCAAGTTAACTGGACCAACAAAAGGGGGTACAGTAACACAAGCAACAAACAAATCTACAGGTGTAACTCTTAATACAGAGTCAGGTCAGATTACTATGAACAACGCAGCTTTGGCTGCTGCTGCAGAAGTATCATTTACAGTTACCAATAGTGAAATTGCTGCAACTGATGTTGTAGTAGTTAATCATGGTTCTGGTGGTACCGCAGGTAGTTATCTTGTAGCTGCAAACACTATTGCTGCTGGTTCTTTTGCAATCACAGTTTCTAATGTTTCTGCAGGTTCTTTAAGTGAAGCTATTGTTATTAATTTTGTTGCATTAAAAGGTGCATCTAGTTAATGGGCATATTCGCTTTTAGACGAATGAGAGAACAGGAGGCTACTAAAACAGTAGCCCCTGCACCTCTTAAAAAAACAAAACGTAAGCCTAAATTAAAACAAAATGGCAATAACGATAGACGCAACAGTGGGGGGAGCATCAGCGAACAGTTACATAACACTGTCTGATGCAAACGCAATTGTAGAAGGATTAATTCTTGATGATGATGTATCAGTATGGGATAGTTCCAATACTGATAATAAAAACAGAGCTTTATATACTGCTGCGGTCAGGATTGATCGAGAAAGATTTTTGGGTGCAAGAGTAACAGATACACAAGCATTACAATGGCCTCGTACAGGTGTCAGAAAACCAGATACTTATATTAATACTTATGCAACAGGCTTTCCATTTCGTATAACAACTGATTATTTCACTGATACAGAAATTCCAGAACAGGTTAAAAAAGCACAAGTTATTCTTGCAGTTTATTTAAATAATAATAGGAATGGGTTAGGATTAAGTGGCTTAGAGGATTACAAAAACGTAAAAATTGGTAACCTAGAAGCAACACCAAATTTTTATGGTGCTGTTGGTGCTGATAGAGTACCACCACTATTTGAACGGTACTTTACTGGTTTACGTCATAGTGGACCTGCTAACGTCGCAATTAAAAGGAGTTAACAATGACTTATTATCCAGCAGCTAAAATCATTAATGATACTGATGCACATACAGGCAGATTTGGTTGTGTTCAAGCAATCAAAGATTCTGAAATTGCAACTTTGGTAGCAGAGAATATTACTGGTGATCTTACAAGTATTGATCTGAAATCAAATTGTAAAATTGAAGGTGTTATTACGAGCATTACACTTGCAAGTGGAACTGTTGTTGCATATTTATTATGAGCCTTGCAAATGCTTTAAAAAAAGCAGCATCAAAAACACTTAGCAAATTAGGTGGTAATGTAACTATTAGAAAAGTTACGGCTGGTTCATACAATACAACAACAGGTGTAATAGCTGAAACAACTGCCGATACAACAATTAAAGGTGTCTTAGATAATGTAACAAGGTCACAGGTAAATGATTTGATAGAACAACAGGATAAAATTTTAACAATATCTGCAAATGATTTAGATTATGTTCCAACAACAAAAGATAGAGTTGTTATAAGTAGTGTTGAATTTAAAATTATATCTGTAAGTACAAATGAACAGAATAATACACCAATTACATTTGAACTTATTTTGAGGTAATTATGGCTAGAGAAATAAGACTTTCAGGTATTGGTGAACACTTTGAAAAGCAAGTAAAAGATACAGTTCGCAAAGCTACTTTTGTATGGAAGGAAAAAGTAGTTAGAGCAACACCTGTTAAAACAGGCACATTAAGAAGATCTTGGGATACTGATATAGAACCATTTGTTGGAGAGGTATTTTCGAATATTGAATATGCCGAGCCAGTTTGTTATGGAACTAGCCTTCCACCTAGTTGGGGTGGGCAATTTAGAACTACACCAGAAAACAATACAATAAAAGGATTTCCAGAACTAATTGGAAAACAGTTAGAAGGTTTTATTGAAGATGAATTTAGGAGGATGTAATGGCTGCAATAGATTTAAATACAGTACGATCAACTATTGAAGGTAGACTTGCTACTGAATTAGCATCAAGTCCTGTTATTCCTGTTGTATTTAGCAATATGTCATTTGATTCGACAACTGAAGATACATTTGTTCAATGTGAAACAAGCTTTGGCAGTGGAAGATATTTAGCTGATGGTGTAAATGTTGTAGTTGGTTTGGTTACTTTAAATATATTTACTGAAGAAGGAATTGGCTCTGGTGCAAATTATGTAATTGGCAAACGTTTGCGTGACCTTTACAATAAAATTACAGTTTCAGATGTTATTTTTGATTCACCTGTTGGACCAGAAGTATTAACTTCTAGTCCAGAAGGTAAATTTCAAACACAAATTAGGGTAACATTTGAAATATATGAGGAACTTTAATTATGCCAAAACTTGAAATTACTGAAGAAATGTTGGATGTCATTGAAATTGTAAAAGGTAGAAGAGAAGCAAATTATTGGGATCCTGACTGTAGAAAATATTATGAGGCACAACAAAATTCAAAAAAAGATGTGAAAAGTTCAGAAAAAGGTTAATATAAAATAAATACTTTTTTTTGTCATGGCTACCAAAGGTGATGTAGGTAAACTGATGTTCCACAATGCTGGTGGAACTGAAGCTGATGTAAGCGATCTTAGAGCTTGGAATTTATCTATAACCAAAGACACTCAAGAAACAACAAAAATGGGTGATACTTTTAAAAGTTTTGTTGGTGGTTTAATCTCAGCAGAGGGTGGTGCAACTCTTTTATATAATGCTTCTGGCAACTCAGATTATCAAGCATTTATTGATGATGTTCTTGTGACAGGTGATTCTGGTGATGCTTTAATTGAACTTTTCCCTGATTCTGGTGAGTCAGCAAAGAAAATTAGTGGCTCTTGTATAATTACAAATGCAGATCATTCTGCAACATTAGGTGAAATTGAGGAGATCGCAATAACATTTACAATGACAGGTACCATTACTTCTGCTGTGTAGTATATTAGGGTAATACAATTATTATTTTATGCCTGCAAAAAGAAACGTAGACCTAATTACAGAAGCTTTTGCTGATGTAATGAACAACAGAAGAAAATTTGAATTAAAAAAGCCTGATGGCTCTCCATTAAAAGACATATATTTTAAACCACTAACAAGGTTCGACAGATTACAGGCACAAGCATATGCTGGTACTGATGAAGGGTTGGCTGTATCGACTAGACTTCTCTGTCAACTTGCAGAAAATGAAGATGGCACAAAAGCATTTGCTTCTGCTGATGCAGAAAACCTAAAAAGATTTTTACCTGAAACTGTTTTAAATGATATGGAATTATTTATGATGGATATACAGTTATCTGTTGATCAAGCAAAAAACGAATAAAGAGAGATAACTGGTTAAATTTCGAGTTATTTCTCGCAACTAAATTAGGTAAAACATTACAAGAATTACGAAAATCTATAACTGATGAAGAGTTAATATTTTGGGCAGCATATTATGAAGTTAAAAATGAAAGAGAAAAAGCCGAAATAAATCGTCAAAAAGCTAAAATGAGGTAACATATAAGAAAAGTTATTTTGGTTTGTGGCACAATCGACAGTAAGATTAATAGTTGATGCTCAAAGTGCTATCAGACCTTTGCAGCAGACCGACAGAATAACAAAAACACTTGCCAATAATACAAATAAATTAAAAAATAGATTAGATAAATCAAGTCGATCATTCAGAAATAATGGTAGGGCAGCAAAATCTGCTGCTGGTGGAGTTCGAACATTTACAAGATCAATAGCTCCACTATTAAAAGCTTTGGCTGCAATAGCTGCTACTAGATTTGTATTTGTACAAACTGCAGAACTTGAAACACAAAGAAAAAGTTTAGAAGTTTTAACAGGTAGTCTTTCCAAAACAAATGAAATAATAAAAGAAATACAAGCCTTTGGTGCTGTTACACCCTTTACAAGTAGTGAATTAATAGAACAAACCAAAAGGCTAAAAGCATTTGGTTTTGAAACAGATGAATTAGTTGATACAACAAAAAGATTAGCTAATGTTGCTGGTGCGACAGGTGCAGATTTACAAGGTATTGCACTTGCGTTTGGTCAAATAAGAGCGAAAGGTAAATTACAAAGAGAGGAAGAACTACAGTTATTAGAAAGAGGAGTAGATATAACAACTGAACTTAAAAAGATAACAGGTTTGCAAGGTGAAGAATTTGAATCTGCAATGCGTAAAGGGAAAATTGGTGCTGATCTTGTAAATCAGGCATTAATAAATCTTACAAATGAAGGTGGTGCATTCTTTGGTGGTGCTACAAAGCAAGCAACAACACTTAATGGTAAATTATCTACATTAATTGATTCAGTTCAAACTCTTGCAAGAACTGTTGGTGATATTTTAGGACCAACAATAAAATTTGTTTTAGATACTACAACCAAAGCAGTACAAGCTATTGATAATGTTTTTAAAAGATTTCAGAATATAGGAAAAATTGGACTTGGTGGAGTATTAGGTGCTGAAAATAAAGCAAGAGAAGATGCCATTAAATTAACACAACAAAAATTTGGCAATGAGAAATTTAGGGGTAATAGTATTTTTGCAAGCAAAGAAGAAAATAAATTTTTTAAAGAACAACTTGAAATTCTTAAAAAACAAAATGTTGAAAGAGAATTATTACGAAATAAAGAATTTGAAGCTAATGAAGAAAAGACTAATGCCTTAGTTGCTACAGCACAAAAAAATAAAGAAATTAATGATATTTTGGGAGAAACAAAAAATAAAACAGATGCAATAACAGATAGTACAAAAGGTATAAAAACTGCTTTTGAAGAAATTGGCGATAGTATTGCGACAGGTATTTCAGATGCATTAGTTGGAGCAATTAATGGAACAAGATCATTAGGAGAAGCAGCTAAATCAATTGTAAATGATTTAGCAAATTCATTACTTAGACTCGGTATTAATACACTTTTAAAAAGTACTGGTTTTGGTATCTTTTCTAATTTGCCCGGATTTGCAAATGGTGGAAGGCCACCTGTGGGTAAACCATCAATTGTTGGTGAACGTGGTCCAGAATTATTTGTACCTTCTACTGCTGGTACAGTAATACCAAATAATGCAATGGGTGGTGTAACTAATAATATTGTTGTTAATGTAGATGCATCAGGCTCTAGTGTAGAAGGCAACGAACAAGAAAGCAGAGAGCTTGGTCTTGTTCTTTCTGCTGCTATACAAGCTCAGTTAGTACAAGAAAAACGACCCGGAGGCTTACTTGCATAATGGCTACATTTCCATCATTTACACCTACTTATACAAGTTTTAATAAACAATCTAATCCTGTAAAAAGATTAATTCGATTTGCAGATGGTTATGAACACAGGGTTTTATTCGGATTAGCAAGTCATCAAAGCCCTAAAACCTACAATCTAGAATTTAATGAATCGGAAGAAGATGCGGATGTTATTGAAGCATTTTTAGAAAGTAGAGAAAATGACCAAGCAAGTTTTGATTTTACACCACATGGAGAAGGTATATCAAAAACAGGTACTTATAGTCAATCTGGAACAACAATTACTGTAACGATTACAAAACATGGTATTGCTATAGGTAAAACTGTGACTCTTGATTTTACAAGTGGATCTGCAACTGATGGAACATTTATCGTGGCATCTTCTGCTTCTGTAGATACTTTTACTGTTACTGCTGCTGCAAGTGCAACTAATAGTGGAAATGTTACTGCAACAGTTTCTGGTTCTAGAAAATTTGTTTGTGAAGGCTATACAAAAACAATTCCATATAATAATAGGGCAAAAATTAAAACACAATTTAGAGAGGTGTTTGAGCCATGAGTAGTAGTGTTATTAGTGATATTCAATCAATAAATCCTTCATCAATTATTGAATTATTTACTTTAACAACTACTTCTGCAGTACATGGCTCTGCAACTACTTACAGATTTCATGCTGGGTCAAGTTTAAATTCTAATGGTGAGATTGTTTGGGCTGGAAATACATACCAAAGATTTCCTGTGCAAGCAGAAGGCTTTGCTTATCAAAAAGGCCAAATACCAAGACCAACGTTAACTGTAAGTAATGTTCTTGGAACTATTACATCAATTCTTTTAACAGTAAACCAAACGACAACTGGTAACGATTTAACAGGTGCTACAGTTACAAGAATAAGAACACTTGCAAAATTTATTGATGCTGTTAATTTTGCTGGTAATGTAAATCCTTATGGTACACCAGACCCAAATGCAGAATTTGCACAAGAGATATATTCTATTGATAGAAAATCACAAGAAACAAGAGATATAGTTGTTTTTGAATTAGCTGCACCTATTGATCTCGTTGGTGTTCGTGCACCAAAAAGACAATGTACAAGGGCTGAGTTTCCTAGTATTGGATTGGCCGTATAATGACTTGGAAAAATGATGCTTTGGCTCATGCAAAAAAACAAGACCCAAAAGAATCTTGTGGTTTGTTAATAGAAATAAAAGGGAAAGAAAAATATTTTCCATGTAAAAATATTTCAAATTGGTCAAATCAATGTTTTATTATTGACCCTGCAGATTATGTAAAAGCAGAAGAAACTGGAAAAATTTTAGCTGTTATTCATAGCCATCCAATAACACAACCAATAGCAAGTCAGGCAGATATGATAAGTTGCGAAGATACAAATTTACCATGGCATATCGTTAATCCAAAAACAGAAAAATGGGGTTACTATGAGCCAAGTGGTTACAAGCCACCTTTACTTGGCAGACATTGGGTTTGGGGTATTACTGATTGTTTGAGTTTAGTGGAAGATTGGTATTTACAAGAAAAAAAAATTACTTTTAAAAAAGCCACAAGACCTTTAACACCCGAAATATTTCACGAAAATCCACAATCAAAAGAAGATGGAGACTTTAATAATTATCTTCTTAATGCTGGATTTCGATTATTAGAACCAAATGAAAAATTAAAAAATGGTGATGTTTTAGCAATGAGTATTTTAGGAAAAGGTTTAAATCATGTTGGTATTTTTTTAGATGGAGATGTTTTGCATCATTTAGGAGATAGAATAAGCTGTAAAGAGCCATATAATGAATGGTTATTGAAATGTACAGGAGCTAGGTATCGTTATGATGCGTAAAATCAAACTGTATGGCGAACTGGCAAAAATAACAGGTCATAAAGAATTAGAAGCCGCAGTGAAAACAACAGCGCAAGCTGTAAGTTTTCTTGTAAATAATTTTCCAGATTTAGAAAGTCATATGGCAAATAAATATTATCAAGTGTTATTAGGAAAAGAAAATGTAAATATAGATGAACTGCATTTTCCAGTAGGTCAATCTGATATAAAATTTGTTCCTGTCATATCTGGTTCTGGTGGTATTGGCAAAGCTTT